CCACTGGTAATATTACAACACTGGATGCAGGCACTACTACTAGTGCAGTGTTAAACGCAACCACTGGTAATATTACAACACTGGACGCTGGCACCACTACTTCGGCTATCGTAAACACTACCACAGCAAACATCACCTCCGGTAGAGCAACCACGTTAGTGGCAACCAATTTTAGTTCAGGCAATGCAGTTATTACAGGTGGCAGTGTAAACGCTAGCCCAATTGGTAATTCTACACCGTCTACAGGTGCATTCACCACTTTGACCGCCAGTGGTGCAACAACATTTACCAGTGCCACACAAAGTGATACTGCATCTACAGGTGCTGTTGTTGTAACAGGTGGTTTAGGTGTTGGTGCTAACTTAAATGTAGCAGGAAATGTAACTGTTACTGGAAATTTATTAGTTTTAGGTAATACAACCACATTAAATGTTGAAACATTAAATGTAGAAGACCTAAACATTACTGTAGCAGCCAATGCTACCAGTGGTGCAGAAGCAAATGGCGCTGGTTTGACTGTTGCTGGTGCAAACGCTACCTTGATATATTTAAATGCTGATGACAGTTGGAATCTAAACAAAAAATTAAATGCAACTACTGTAGGAGCTGCAGTAGTTAATGTTACTACGGCAAACATAACCACAGTTGATGCAATTACAACTACCAGTACTACACTTAATTCAACCACAGGCAATATTACTACATTAACATCAACTACTGTAAATGCAGGTACTACAACCAGCGCAACATTAAATGCCACAACTGGTAATATCACAACTTTAGGCGCTGGCACAACTACAAGTGCTGTACTCAATGCAACCACTGGTAATATCACTACACTTGATACTCAAACTACCACCAGTGCAATATTAAATTCCACAACTGGTAATATTACAACACTGGGTGCAGGTACAACTACAAGTGCAACATTAAATGCAACCACCGGTAATATAACAACATTAGATGCAGGCACTACAACTTCAGCAGTTCTTAATACCACAGCTGCCAATATAACAGGCGGTGTAGCAACCACATTAGTAGCAACCAATTTTAGTTCTGGTAATGCTGTAATCACTGGTGGTTCAATCAATAATACAGTTATTGGAAACACTACTCCGGCCAATGCAACAGTAAGTCTACTTAAAGCCACCGGTAATATTGTAGCAGCATCAGGAGTTAACGCTACCAACTTCACCACTGGTGCGTTAGTTGTTCCTGGTGGTGGTGGCGTTGGTATTACGGGTGATTTACATGTACAAGGTCAAAGCACATTCCAAGGCAATATTAATGCTGGTAATATTATACTCAGCGGAAATATTAATGTTAGTGTAGGTGCAGTACAATCCAGTTTTGGTGTGTTTTATGGTAATGCAGGTGGAATTGGGGCACTGTATGCAGGCACAAGTACATACACAGTGTTACCTGTCACAGTGTTACAAATGACAGGTAATGTTGACACTTACGCTCAGGTCAATTTTCAAAATATTAATACTGGATCAAGTGCGTCAACAGATTTTGTAGCCACAGCAGACAATGGTGACGACAATGACGGTTATATCAATGTAGGAATTAACTCGAGCACATTTGCAGATCCAGATTATCCTGGTTATTATCCTAATGATGGTTATCTGATACATCATGGCTTTGAACCTGCCACTGGCAATTTAAATATTCATTCACACAATACCGGATCAATTATCAAGTTTATCGTAGGGGGTTTTGGTGATGCCAATGTAAGAGCCGCAGTAACTAACACAGGACTAAGAGTAAACACCACAACTGCTAGCTCCTCAACCACTTCTGGTGCATTATTGGTAGATGGTGGAACCGGTATAGCGGGCAATATTAATGTTGGGCTTGGTGCAATCTTCAATGCAAGCAAAGCTGCCAACTACGATTTCATTGTACGCGGTGACAATGATGATACATTAATTTGGGCTAGACCTTCCAGCACTTATGATTCAGTTGTAATAGGAAATTCAGCTACTACAAGTACATTAGTAACTGGGGCTAAATTAATTGTTAACACCACCGACAGTATTTTGTTACCAGCCGGATCAACAGCTCAACGTCCGGGTTCAACAGGCGGCACAGATACAGCCGGCATGATTAGATTTAACACGAGTAATGCCCAATTAGAATTTTATGATGGTGCTGCTTGGCAAAACACAGGCACAGACTTTACTGTGATAGCGTCTGAGACTTTTGATGGTGACGACAACACAACCATATTCACACTAGGTGCAGCAGCAACTACACAAAGTGTTATAGTAAGTTTAAATGGTGTTCTACAGATACCAACTATAGCGTATAGTGTAAGTGGCACAACACTGACATTTACACAAGCGCCGGCCACAGGCGACAAGATTGAAGTTCGTAGATTATCTACTACTGCAACAGTTAGTACCTTTGAATCCAGCAACGGATATGTTTCTTTTGTGGCAACCAATTCATTTGCTAATATCAATGCCGGAACCAGTGCAGCTACAAACAGAATGAGTTTCAACACAACCGGTAATGTTACAATCACTGCTAACGTTGCACCGAGCGCCAATGTTGCATACGACCTAGGCAATGTAAACAGTTGGTGGAAAAACATATTTGTAAACAAAACTGTTACCGGTGGGGCCGACTTAGCAGAAAATTATCTAGCCGACGCAGTTTACAATCCAGGTACTGTAGTTGAATTTGGTGGTGAAGCAGAAGTAACAGTGTCAATGACAGAAGGCAGTGTTCGTGTAGCAGGCGTTGTTAGTTCTGACCCTGCACATGTCATGAACGGTGGATTAAAAGGAAGCACAGTGGCGAGTGTAGCATTGGTTGGACGGGTGCCAGTTAATGTAATTGGACCAGTGTATAAAGGCGATATGCTAATTAGTGCTGGATACGGATATGCTCGAGCTTGTGCAAGTCCTGTAATAGGATCAGTTATAGGTAAAGCAGTTGCGAATTTTGAAGGTGAAAAAGGCTCGGTTGAAGTTGTTGTTGGCAGATTGTAATAGGTGGTTAGCAAATGGCACTAACAAAACCAAAACTTAGCCAAAACATTGATACTGACATATCAGTATTCAGTGATCCAATTCTAGTGTTACATCAAGGTTCAACATTAGCCAACGTAGATGTTGGTTTCTTGATGAACCGAAGTAACGGTTTAACTTCAAACGCAGCAGTCATTTGGCAAGAAAGTTCCAAAAGTTTTGTACACATTTTAACCAACTCAAGCGGCGTCGCTGACAGCAATCTTGCTGTACAAAGTTATGCCAATGTCAGCGTTGGTAATGTTCTACTGATAAACGATGCCGGTATTTACGTGAATGGCACACTGGGTACCAATGGCCAAGTTCTTGCGTCAGACGGATCAAAAACCTACTGGGCTGCTCCAGGTGGATTCACTGGCGGTATAGTTCCTAATCCTTCTGTATTTGAAAGTAATTTAGTAATATCTAGTGGCACTGTTAGTACCAGCGCAACAACAGGAGCACTTGTTGTAATTGGCGGAGTTGGCATCGGTGACTCGTTGTATATTGCTAACACAGGTGATGTATCTGCCAATATTGGAGCGTTTCAAGCTTACGCTAATACCAAAATTGGCACAAATTCAAATAGCAATTTAGTTGTAATATCTACACAAAATTCAACTTCGACTACCTCCGGTGCTTTGGTAGTTGCAGGAGGCATGGGCATTTCGTCTAATGTGACTTTTGGCGGTAACAGCACTCATGCTGGCAAGTTTATTGTAAATGAGTCAACAAATTCTGAACCTTATATAATGGGATCTGGGGCATTTTATGTAGCCGGTGGCATGAGTATTGGTAAGGATTTTTGGATCGGTGGCAATCTTTATGTGGCAAATGTTATTTCTCAGACTTCTACTATAATTCAAGTCAATGATCCATTGGTTTACTTGAAAGGCAACAATAATCCTTATAATTATGATATTGGAGTATTCAGTGATTTTACTGGAGGCAGTCTTAACAAATCTCAGTATACAGGAGCAGTAAGAAGTTATCAAACTAACGAATGGGTATTTTTTAGTAATATAGACATAGCACCAGCCGCTGGTACAGTTGGACTTAATAACACTAAGATTATTTACGATCCAGTCAAAGTTGGTAATTTAGTTGTGGCCAACACAACCACAAGTACAAGCACTACTACTGGAGCTTTAATTGTTAGAGGTGGTGCAGGTGTAGCAGGAAATGTTTATACAAATACACTTTATACAACGCAAGGTGTTTATTGGGCAGGCAACGGACAAGCATTCACTTCTACTACCCTAGCAAACACAGCAGAAATAACTGCCAATTTAACCAGCGGACAGAATGTTGGATTAAATTTAACTACCACTGGTGTGGTAGCAGGAAACTATGGTAGTGCTACCAGTATTCCCACAATTGTTGTTGACAACAAAGGACGTATAACTAGTGTAACATCCAATGTGGTAAGTACCACAATCAATTTAGCAGGCGGTTCAGGCTCAGGCAGTGTGGCTGGTGGTGGCACACTAACAGTCAACGGAACCACCAACCAAATAACAACCGCAGTAAGCGCCAGCACAATCACAATTTCATTTGCACAAGATATAACAGCACCAGGTAATGTAACTGTAACGGGAAATTTAGTTGTACAAGGGAATACCACAACACTTAATACCGAAACACTCACAGTAGAAGATCTAAATATAACTATTGCCAACGGGGCAGTAACCTCGGCCGCAGCCGACGGCGCTGGTTTAACAGTGGCAGGAGCCAACGCAAGATTGTTATATAAATCCGCCACTGATTCATGGATATTTGATAAAGGGGTATTTGCATCGGGTAACCTAGTTGCCAATTCTGGAACAGCAAGCACTTCAGTGTCAACTGGCGCTTTAGTGGTTGTTGGTGGTGCAGGTATAAGCGGTAATATAAATGTTGGAAGTAGCGGCGGAAATTCTATTGTTGCCACAGGGGACGTATACACGTCAGCAAATATTGAAGTTGGTGATAATGTTCGGTGGGCAGCCAATGGACAATATTATTTGTTGGGTTACACAACAACCACAACTGCTCCATTGAGCAACACTTTAGATTACGGAGCAGGTGAAGCTGCACCAACCTCAATGCTAGATGCATTTGGAATCAACACTGGTATGCCCGTTTATGACATGATGGATCCGGTTGGATATTACGTGTTTTTAGATCTAAACGCATAAAAGATAAGTAAAATATAGGAAATGTAAAATGCCAACACAAGTACAATTTAGACGAGGAACTACAGCACAAAATGATGCATTTACCGGTGCCATTGGGGAACTTTCTGTTGACACCACCTTAGATACCATTAGGGTACACGATGGATCCACTGCTGGCGGATTTGAAATAGTAAATCGAACAGCAACTCAAACTCTAACCAATAAAACCTTGACTGCACCGTCAATGACAACACCCACAGTTACATCAGGAAATTTGACCATATCCGGTAACATAATGCCAGGGTCCAATGTAACCTTTAATTTAGGGTCAACTGTGACCTGGTGGAACATTTTTTATGGTAGATCAGTCCAAGCACAATATGCTGACTTGGCAGAAAATTATGCTGCAGATATTGAATATCCCGCAGGCACTGTGGTTATTTTTGGTGGTGAAAAAGAAGTAACAATTAGTACGCAAGAATACGATCACAGAGTGGCTGGAGTTGTTTCATCTAATCCGGCTTATCTAATGAACGCTGTGGCTAGAAATTATACTCCTATTGCACTTACTGGAAGAGTTCCTTGTTTTGTATTAGGCCCAATACGCAAAGGTGACCTGTTGGTATCTAGTCATATTTCAGGAACAGCCAAAGCTTTAGATAACAGCAAATTTATTCCTGGTTGTGTTTTAGGTAAAAGTTTAGAAAACATTGATGACGAATCTATAAAAACAATTGAGGTTGTGGTTGGAAGATTTTAATGAAGACAATAAAAAGATTGTTTAGAAATGCCTATCTGGGCGAAGACATTTACTCAACCGCCACTTACAACGAAGGTAAATGGAATTACGAAAAAGAATATGTAGCAAGAACCTTAGACAATCAAGGATTTAGTAAAAAAGCCATTATAATTGGTAATGGCACAAGTAGGTTAGGATTTAATTTATTAGAGTTTCAAAAATCCTATGTCAAAAAGAGAATACAAACCTATGGATGTAACGATATTTACAAAGATTACACTCCAGATTTTCTTGTAGTAACCAGACCTGAAGTGGTCAAAAAAGTAAATCAAACAGGTTATTGCCAAGATCATGTAGTTTATTCAAGTAGCAAGGCAATTTTACAATATCCTGGTTCTTTTCATTTAATTCCACAAGACCCAAGTTGGAACTCCGGATCAATTGCTGCATATTTGGCCTGCTTTGATGGGCATTCTGTTGTATACTTGTTAGGGTTTGATGGTAACGATGCAATTGACAAAAATAACAATGTTTATGAACGCAGAGAAGTTCAAAATGATAGCTTTATGTCGTTGACCATGGGCCATGTTTTTAAAACTTATCCGTTAGTAGATTTTGTTTTGGTCAATAGTACAGGCAGAGGATACATGCCAGCGGCATGGTACGGATTTACAAATTTGCGTAGAATCAGTTTTAGAGATCTAGTACTAGAATGTGATCTCTAATGATTCTTCAAATGTTTTAATTTTATCTAATATTACTCGAAAATTAAATGTGCGCCATACACCAGGGTGTAATGGCTTTGGATGATCTTCAATTGATGTCCATGCATAACCTCTATGTTCGTCATTTAATTCAGGCACAAATTCATTTTTAACCGTGATCAGATAAGTGTGATACTCAAAATTGCCAGCTTCGGCAGTGAATTTTTCTAGCGGTATCAACTGCGAAAATTCATTGAGATTGATTTCTTCGCGTATTTCTCTGTGCAGTGCTTCTGCTGGAGTTTCTCCATGTTCAACGCCACCGCCCACTAGACCCCATGATCCTGCATGTCTTTTTTGATTACGTAATAAAAAAAGATATCGTTTGGTTTGAATACTGTAAATCAAAGCACCACAACCTATATGACTAGACTCCATTCACCACCTCGATATACACCTTCTACACTCTTGACCCACTCTGCACCGGTCCATCTATACTGAACACCTGTTAAAGTGTTTGTAACATATTCTGTAGTATTTTGGCGTCGACTATCAAAAACCACTTGCCATCTAGACCCATTAAATTCAATAATGTCGTTTTCATTTGCAACTAAATTTTGCCAAACCATACTACCTTCTAAATTGGTATTGCTACCGATTGCTGCTGTTAGTAAATAACGAGTGCCAGCTGTTGGTGATAATAAATTACTGTCAACAACTATATTTCTAGGATTGATAATAGCATCAACCGGATTCAAAGTGTTAGATGGCAGAGTATCTTCTATAGGTTCAAACAACAGTATGTAAGGATCTGTTGGATGATAAGCAATTGTACCAATTAGTTCTGTGTCAATTGGTAAAGCTAATCTTATTTCAGTGGTACCTGTTACTAATGTGCCATATATCTCAATTACAGAACGCCAGGTGGCAGGTGGTGCTACTTCAATGATATTGTTGTTGGCGTCAACAAGTTCTTCGGGTTTTAGCAATTGTAATTGATTGCCACTGTAAAATAATCCATAGTCTAGTGGAGTCACGTACCTGCGTGTGCTCAAGTTAGTCAATATGGTATCAGAACTAAAAGCGCCAGTTTCGTCGTACACACTGCCAATAAATTTTTGAATTACACCAAGTCTTTTAACTTTTGCTGGAGCACTAATCCAAATTGGCATCATGAAAGTCAATGTAGCTACATCAATGGGTTCTTCTGTGCTAGTGGGAATAGTTCTTGAACTCCACACTACCCCGGTCAACTGAACATAACTTAAACTAGACCAATCAATGTAATTGTCGGTGCTTTGAATTTCAAAAGCAGGATTAAACAAAACTGCCAATTGTTCTATCAACTGCATTTTTTGTTCGGTATTGCTGGTCCAAATATCAAGCTTGACTTCAAGATTATACGGTACAGGCATTAAACGCTCTATGGTATAGCTGTCGCCCTGTTGACTATTATATAAACCTGTTTCTGGGTCATATTGCCGTTCACGCATGTTCATTTTACTTACAAAAAACGGCTCCTGCATCCTGTCCTGTTGATAAGTAAACCCGCTGATATATGCACTCATGGCGGGCACAGCGTTCATGACATTTTCACTGTTCTGTCTCAGTATGGCTGCTGCCTGTCTACTAGGATCACCATAATATACAGGTACACGTTGTAAAGTTCGCGTACCATCTCGGTCTTTACCAAATTCAACTTCAAAATTGCTGACTATTCTTATGAATTGAACCAAGAACCGTCTTATTTGTGCGTCGTAAAAGAACTGCTGTGCCATTAGTTATCTGCCTTTGGTCTTAGTGCCTGACTTAGACTCTGCCGCTCAGTCACTTCGCCAGTGTTGTTGGTATAGGTATTTGTATTGTTGATAAATCCGCTTCGTAATGTTTGACTGCTACTGCCGGGAGTCAGAGTGGTTCGCACGTTGTCTTCGATCTTGATCCAACGGCGCCCGTCCCATCTAAACAGTCTATTGGGCAAGTAGTCGGTTCGTAATGCATAGTCACCGACTAATGGGTTAATTGGAAATGCGATTCCCGAAGTGACTGGTAGTCCATTAGGTGTTTTACCATCACCGGTAAGGTATCCTTGAACCGTTGCATTAGGACTTACAATACCACCATCGGCTTCGACAATTGTTTCGTCGGCTGTTACTGCAACGTTGTCGGCAGTTATACCTGAAGGATCCCCGGGTCCGCCCAACGGATCTGTTGGTTTAATATAGATATGGTCAATATCATATCCCGAAAATGGAACATTAGTTTCTGCTTCGCGTAAAATACTATCGTTTATTTCAATATATTTGTTCAATATACTAGACACAGATCCTAATGTTACATTACCAGTATTTCCATTTATATCAGTATCAACTTTGATTTGATTTAATATGTCTTTGTATTCTTGACTATCGGTCAACGGATTGATTTTTACACGCCACAAGTGTGGCCACCATGTGGCACTGTACCCTTCGGCTGCATTTTGACAATCACTAATCACATAGTATCGTTTAAGAGCTACAGGTAAGCTGTCATCTAGTGGATAGTAGTCTTTTAGGTGCATGAGTTCAATTACATCACCGGGCATTAGTTTACGGCCCAAGGTAGCAACCATGTCGTTGATATGAAAAACCATGAACAAAGTACCTGTTTGTAAAAACATACCAAATTGACTTAGATCAAAGGTTACATCCTGTACTTGATATATGCCTCGCATGGAATACACATCTGTGTCGTATTTTCTATCACGATTTTCCAAGAATAATAAATCTTGTATGTTCAATGCAGATTGATTTATATAACTGGGTTTGGCTGCATCAGTGTAAAATTTAACTGTTGCACCTGATGCTACAACACTGGTGGTGGTTGTGCTAAGAGTAACTGTGTTTGCTGTTTTGGCTGTGACGGTTGTACCGGCTACTACACCTGCAGTAGTTACAAACATACCCAAATCTATATCACCGGTATTAGTAAAGTTTAGTGTAGTCCCAACTCCGGCTTGAGCAGCACTAGTAATTTTTGTTAAATTTTGTTCGTTTGTGCCTAAATATTTGTGTACAAGAATACCGGTGCCGCCCACAGTGAACATTTCGCTGATGTTGCGGTCCATATACTTGTAGTCGTTAGTGTGAGCTCCGTCTTTCCAAAGTGATAATCTTGGCACAATCTTTTCCTGTTATTTTATATTTAGCGACGGTCCAAATTGACATAAATTAGAACATTGTATATAATACTGACACATGAGCGAATTTCAAAGTCTACACGATTGGCAAGAAATTGAAACGCAAATTAAACGTTCGTTGTGGGCGTTATACAATTTGCAACACAAGCGTCAACTTGAACGCATGTACAAAAACTTGATGAGTAGTGTAACAGCACTAAGTCGGGCCGATGTGGATAGGCGCCGCTTTGGGCACAGTGTAAAATATGACGAACAGTTAGCAAAAGTGCAACAAGAGTTGCAAGAATTGCAATCCTGGCTCATGTTTGCAACACTACTTGACCAGAAACCCGAAGAATAGTATAATAGCATTTTGCACAGTCAAAGGAGCCCGCAATGGCCACAGCACAAAGCGTAAAAGCACCTAAAAAAGCCCCAAAAAAAACTAGAGATCCACTTTTTACAGATGAAAAATACACAGGCGGTGAGCCAGTATGGGACACTGAACGTGCGCTAAAAATGAGCCAGCAAGAATTTGATCATTTCTTGCGTAAAAGTTTTTTTTATTACAATTACTTTTACGCTCAAAAAGATCTCAAAAAACATGCGGTCAAATGGATGCAAGAAAACAAATACAGCAAAGCAGATGTGAGTGCTTTTGTTCGCAGTTCGGACCGTGCCATACCAATGACAGCGTATGCTTTGCTAATGTCACATCGCCAAGGAATGCCGTTCCGTGAAAAAGAATTAAACTATTTTAAACAACAAATTGCCAATGCAATTGCCGCAGCAGATGCAGAACCTATAGACTCTGCTACTGGATCCAAGCCAGTAGAAATTGTAGCACCAGCTAAGATTCCAACTATACAAGACAGACTAAACGAAAAAACCAGTGAGCATCTGGCACACTTTGAGGGTTTATACGACGAAGTAGTAACTGGCGTAACAGTAGACCCAAAAGCATATGACTATTTTGTTGCTAACAATGTGCCGCAAGGGCAATTGGGAAAATTTGAAGATTACATAGAACGTCAACGTATGTATTTGACTGCGGCTATAGATAAAATGGATGAACAATACGTAGAAGCATATCGTCATTATCGTGCAGCCGATTACAAACGACATTTTGCTTTTTTAGATTTGATGCAAACAGCCGTTGATCAATATCGTCAAGTCAAAAAGGCAACCAAAAAGGCCCGGGTAAAACGTGCGCCTAACAAGGAAAAAGTTGTTAGCAAGCTCAAATACATGAAGGAAGAAAAGACACTTAAACTGGTCAGTATCAATCCTGTGGACATTATTGGGGCTCAAGAGCTATGGTGCTACAATACCAAAACCCGTAAATTGTACAAATACATTGCAGACAGTTTAACTGGCCCACTGGCTATCAAAGGTACCAGTATAATCAATTTTGATACTGCGAAAAGTGTGGGAAAAACTTTGCGGAAACCCGAAGAAAAACTAAAGGAGTTTGCAAAAGCAAGTAAGGTGCAGCTACGCAAGTTTTTGGACGAAATAAAAGCCACAGAAACAGCTGGTAACGGACGCATGAATTCGGATATAGTTCTGCTCAAAGTTCAATAAATACATTGAATTACGGGAACTATGAATGTCCAATCCTTTTACTGGCAATGTTGTCGCAGATACTACTTATTTTAATGCCAACGGTACATTAAAAACTGATAGCCTTTACAACCCTGCTACTGGCTCAGGTGTAGGCCATATTGAGTACGACGAAAATGCCGAATGGCTAGAATCGCTTCACAAGCGTAGATCTGCAATAACAGACTATATAAGAATGCGACTGGGCGATGGTATTGTGGATGTTGAGCTCGATAAAGAGCACTATGAAATGGCTATTGATCAAGCCTTACTGAAGTATAGACAGCGAGCCAGCAACAGCCAAGAAGAAAGCTATGCTTTTTTGAAACTATTTCCTGAAACACAAGAAATTATTTTACCCGACATCGTAATGGAAGTAAGAGCTGCATACCGCCGTGGTATTGGATCTGTTTCGGGCACTACTGCAAGTCAATTTGAACCGTTTGCTTCGGGGTATTTAAATACCTATATGTTAGTAGCAGGGCGAGTAGGCGGCCTACTAAATTACGAACTATTTGTTGATTATCAGAAGCTGGCGATGCGTATGTTTGGCGGCTATTTGAATTTTACATTCAACAAGACAACGAAAAAACTAACTTTGATTCGTAAAATCCCTTTCGCGGGAGCAAATGCAAATCCCAATGATTTCGAAGATGTGTTGCTGCATTTGTATAACTACAAACCAGACAGCATGTTGTTGAATGATTATCAAGCGTTTCCGTGGATACAAGAATACGCATACAGTTTTGCTAAACGAATCGTAGGCGAAGCGAGAGAAAAGTTTGCATCAATTGCAGGACCGCAAGGCGGCACACAACTCAATGGTGCTACATTAAAAGGCGAAGCACAAGCGGAAATGGAAAAATTAGAACAAGAATTAAAAGATTATGTGGACGGATCGTATCCAATGACGTGGGTGATAGGCTAATGAAAATAAAAGATATTATAATAGAAACTAAAGGCACATTACCTGATCGTGCAAGAAGAGCCACACGCGGCTTGAATAAATTTACAGACGGCAAAAAATGGAATAGCGATTATACTTTATATCGTTTAGGTTTGGCATTGGCTGCCACAGATGGTAAAACCATGCCCGAAGTTGATGAAGAGTCTTGGCTGGGCAAATGGAAACTAACTGCTCCTTATAGCCAGGAAGAACAGGACATGCTAAAGTTGGCTTATAAAGCAGTTCATGCCGATCATGAAGACATGAATCACGGCGATTTGCGCAGTCAAGAAGGACCAACCATCAACAAGGATAGCCCAGTTGCTAAACCTAAAAAGAACAAATACGGTGTTTGACTTTTAAGATTATATATATTAAAATGCTCCTTAGGGGGCATTTTTTATGATCATAGGTATTACAGGATTCATTGGATCAGGCAAAGATACGGTAGCAAACTACTTAGTTGCAAAACACGGTTTTGTAAGGGATAGTTTCGCCGGCACACTTAAAGATGCAGTAGCACAGGTATTTGGATGGGATAGAGAATTACTTGAAGGTTTAACTCCTGAGGCTAGGGAATGGCGGGAACAAGTAGATCCTTGGTGGTCAAAAAGACTTGATATGCCCAAACTTACGCCTCGTTACATGCTACAACTTTGGGGAACTGAAGTTTGCCGTAGAGGGTTTCACAACGATATTTGGATAGCCAGTTTAGAGAACAGACTACGTAAAACTACAGAAGATATAGTTATCAGTGATGTGAGATTTCCAAACGAAATTGCTGCTATTAGAAAACACGGCGGCGTTTGCTTCTGGGTCAAAAGGGGAAAATTGCCCGAGTGGTATGATTGCGCCTTGCGCGAAAACACCACGCACGAAGATAGACAATGGTTACTTGAAGACTCTGGATTGCTGATGCCACAAATGTACCCGCAGGTGCATCATAGTGAATGGGCTTGGATAGGACAAATTTTTAATTATGAAATTGAAAATAACGGCACCGTACAAGAACTATATGACAAAATTAATAGTCTGCTACCAACGTACTCTCGCGCCAAGTAGTTTTGCTGGCATTTAATTCAATTCTGCAATTGGCGCACACACTTCTTAAATTAGTCCATGTGTTATTTTTTAAGTTGCCATCGATGTAAAAAACAAAAATTTGTTGAGCTGTTTTTGATATAAAATTGCAACGTTCGCATGTGTTTTTTTTCTTGTAACCAGTTTTAGTCCATCCTGGCATTTCTTTCACACGCTTGCCTTTTCTGGCACAACTAGCGCACATCTTTCTATAATAAGTTTTATCACCCAAGCGGTAATTTATAGCAGCATAATTGCCACGACATAGTGTGCAAAGAGGTCTTTCCATAACACTATTTATAGTAAAACCTTTTAAAGGCACCTCGTATCTGCCCAAAATAATAAGCTTTTAATAAATACTTGCAAATGTTTTATAAAAGGATAAAAACATGGCACTAGTATCCCCAGGTATTGAAATTACCGTAACAGATGAAAGTCAATATGTACCAGGTGCAGTAGGCACCGTACCTCTTATTATTATGGCTACTGCCCAGGATAAAACTAATCCGTCGGGTGGATCAGCTACAGATACCACTGCTGCTAGGGCAGGCAAATTACTTACATATTCAAGTCAGCGCGAACTTATTGCAGCTATGGGTTATCCAAGCTTCCAACAAAGTGCCGCAGGAACGCCTTTAAACGGCGACGAAAGAAACGAATATGGACTAATGACTGCCTATAGTATTTTAGGCAACGTCAACAGAATTTATGCTATCAGAGCAGATGTTGACTTGAATGAATTACAAGGCACTAGCGTTAGACCAACTGGATCAGTAGCAGATGGTACTCATTGGATGGATTTAACTGAATCTGTTTGGGGCATCAATGAATGGGATGCTATCAATAGTGAATTTAATTTAAAAACTCCTATTCTGGTTACCAGCACCACAAGTCAAACATTGAGCGGCGGCATCTATGTTCCAAATAGTGACATTGGTCAAATTGGAAGTTATGCAGTAAGTTTTGGTACAGGTAGCAATGCAATTTTATTTTACAAAAATAGAAATAACGTTTGGGTAAGAATTGGTACTGACGCATGGGCACAGAGTTGGGCAACTATCAGAGGTACAGTGACTTTTGCAACTAGTTCTACAACTGCGATTCCAGCAAGTACACCTGCAGCGGCCTTGACTATCAATGGCACATCGGTAACTGTAGGCAACACAGGATCAGCAAGAACTATTGCACAAGTAGTAAGTGCAATCAATAGCGCAGGTATAACAGGAGTTACTGCTGCCTACATTGATAGCAGATTAGAAATTTATGCCACAGATTCTGCAGCAAGTAATGGGGTCACTGCAGACGGTAAAGTTACAATAAGCAACGCCTCAGGAACGCCAATGGCCAGTTTAGGTTTAGGCACTAGCGGTAGTACATATGCTAATCCATTGATGACATTTGGTACTTTTGCAGAAATTCCAAGTTGGCGTAGCACAGACACAGTACCACGTCCAAGTGGTAGTGTGTTCATGAAAGTGGGCGCAACCGGTAGTGGTGCAGATGTAGTTATTAAACGTTACAGCAGCACCGTAGAAACTTTTGCAACATTGGCAACTGAGTTTTTTAACAGGGCCGAAGATGCACTATATGGTTTAGACCCAGCAGGTGGTGGAAACGGTATTGTAGCTGGTACAGTTTGGATAGCATGGGATCCTCTAAGAGATGATACAGATGCATTTAAGCCATTCCGCCGACGTGTGACTGGACAAACAGTGGTTAGCGGAAGCACATTGGCGGCGAATCCTTTTACCGCCAGTGACGAATTGACCATTGGCGTGACAGAAATTGGATCAGCTACCATCACAGAATACACTGTAACACTTACAGGCACTACCCCAGCCAGCTTTGTGTCAGATGTGTTGGCATTGGATATTCCGGAACTGAATGTGAGTGTAACAAACGGTGTTATAACATTTACTCATATCTATGGTGGCGACATCTATCTGACTGATGTAACTGGAACACCAACTGCAGATGCAGGATTCACAAGCAACACTACAGGCACAATAGTGTATGGTACCACTTTGGCATTGACCAATTGGGAATCATTGACTTATACCTACAGCACCACTGAACCGTATCAAGCACCTGCAGATGGAACTCTTTGGTATTATAGCGATCCTGCCAGTGTTGACATCATGATCAATGACATTGGTGGATGGAAAGGTTACAGAAGTAGTTATTGGACAGGCAAAACTGATGCTAGAGGTTACACACTGGCCAATACTGATCCAAACGGAGTAATTGTAAGCGCAAGTGAACCAGAGTTCCAAAGCGACGGTGTGACTTCATTGGTGGCCGGTGATCTATGGTTAGATAGCGGTGATCTAGAAAATTACCCGTCATTATATCGCTATGATGGATCAGAATGGATTCTAATAGACAACACAGATCAAGTTGGACAAAATGGTATATTATTTGCTGATGCACGTTGGGATACTGATGGCACAACAGACGTAATTACAGGCAGTCTGCCAGCTATCACAGATTTGTTGGCAAGCAACTACATTGATCAAGATGCACCAGATTACAGATTATATCCACGCGGTATGCTACTGTTCAATACACGCAGAAGCGGATACAATGTCAAACAATTTGTAAGTAACAAATTTAATGCAGCAGCGTATCCTGATCTTCCAGCTGTACCAGGTGCCGGCGGCTCGTTGCCTACTGTCAAAGACACATGGCAAACTGCTAGTGGCCTAAAAGACAACGGAAGTCCGTACATGGGTAGACAAGCTCAACGTCGTATGGTCACGGCAGCAATGCAAGCAGCCTTGATTGCTAACACCGAAGTGCGTGAAGATCAATATCAGTTTAATTTAATTGCTTGTCCAGGTTATCCTGAATTGATTGATGAAATGATTGCATTAAACAATGATCGTTCACAAACAGCGTTTGTAGTTGGAGACACACCTATGCGTCTTGCTCCTAATGCAATTGATATTGCCAATTGGAGCAACAATACCAACGGTGATGGACTGGCAACAGCAAGTCCTTACCTAGGTGTGTATTATCCTTGTGGCCAAACGTCAGATTTACAAGGAAACACAATTGTGGTTCCAGCAAGTCACATGGCATTACGTACTATTATCTTTAACGATAATGTAAGTTATCAATGGTTTGCACCAGCTGGTACACGTCGCGGTCTAGTAGATAATGCAAGCAACATTGGATACATTGATGCAGCCACTGGCGAATTTACTTTTGATGGTATTCGTCAAGGCCTAAGAGACACTTTGTATGAAAATAGAATCAACCCAATTACTAATTTACCTGGTATTGGATTGGTAGTTTGGGGACAAAAAACACGTAACCCAACTGCAAGCAGTCTTGATCGTATCAATGTGGCTCGTTTGGTGAACTATCTTCGTACAATATTGGCAACTGCTGGCAATGGTTTCTTGTTTGAACCAAATGACAAGATCACAAGAGATCAGATCTCTAACATTATCAGCGGCGCTATCAATGATCTTGTGGCTAAGCGTGGTGTGTACGATTATCTAGTTGTATGTGATGACACCAATAACACACCAACCCGTATTGCACGTAATGAGCTTTATGTAGATATTGCAATTGAACCAATGAAAGATGTTGAATTTATTTACATCCCAATCCGATTGAAGAATCCAGGTGACATTGCAGCAGGAGTATAATATGGGTATATATTGGAGCCTGTTGGCTCCAATAGATTCCAACTAATTTTTGGTAAATACCTATAACAGGAGATAACAAATGGCAATTGCCTCACTAAACAAATTTACAGTTCCTTTAGCAACAAATCAAAGCGCCAGCGCACAAGGTTTGTTGATGCCAAAATTAAAATATCGCTTCCGTGCGGTGTTTGAAAATTTTGGCGTTAGCACTGATCGGGTGGAACTCACAAAACAAGTTGAAAGTATTAGTCGTCCCAATTTAAATATGAACCCGTTTACTATTGATGTTTATAACTCAAAAGTAAACTTAGTAGGTAAGCCAAGCTGGGAAGCTGTCACAGTTACACTGCGCGATGATGCAGGTGGCAACGTAAGTAAATTAGTTGGCGAACAAATTCAAAAGCAATTTGATTTTTCAGAACAAAGTTCAGCAGCATCTGGTATTGATTACAAGTTTATACTTAAATTTGAAATGCTAGACGGCGGTAATGGCGCTAATCAGCCTAACATTTTAGAAACATGGGAGCTGTACGGTGCGTTATTGAGCACAGTAAACTACGGCGACATGGCTTATGGCGAAAGTTCTCCGGCAACAATCCAGTTGTCGATTATGTACGATAACGCTATCCAGAGCCCAACCGGTACTGGTATTGGTACACTAGTAGGTAGAACTCTAGGCACAGTTATTACTGGCGTTCTTTAAATAGTTGTACTAAAATATTAAAAGCCCGGAAATTCCGGGCTTTTTTTTGACATAAATACTAAAAATGGATTGCTATGCCTAATATATTTGATGGATTTTTAAAGCAAATAAAACGCGGTGATAATATCAAAGATTATCAACACGCTGCTAGATTATTTGTTGACAACAATTATGAACGTTCTCCTAAATACACTTGGCTGTTTCATGTGTATTTTGATCTTAATCCTGCATTTACTTCATTAGCAAAAGATAAACAAATTACAGCAGGAATATTAGTTAAATCAGCAGATTTGCCAAGATTCCGTATAGATACAAAAACATATAATAATTATAATAGACCGTCTGTGGTGCAAACCAAAGCTCGATTTGAAGACATTAATATTGTATTCCATGACGATTCTGCCAATGTTATCAGGGAGTTGTGGTTCGATTATTATAATTATTATTACAGAGACATGGACAATAACTACGGTGATGCAACCGGAAGTCTAAATCCAATTTATCTAGCAAACAACAAACAGGTGTTGGGTCGTAGAGCACTATTTAATAAGTTTGGCTACAGTCCTCGTTCTGGCGAATATAATAATCAGTATATTCAAGCCATAAGGATTTATAGTTTACATCAAAAAAGATTCAGTGAATATACTTTATTGAATCCAGTAATTTCCAGTTATCGCCACGGTACTCATCAAAATGGTAACGAAAGCACTATGGAAAATACCATGACCATTCAATACGAAACTGTGCTTTACGCAGGCGGGTCTACTAAAGTGGCAAGAGGATTTGCTGATTTATATTATGACAAGGCACCAAGTCCTCTAACTCCTGCTGGAGGTGGCACAAACAGTATATTAGGTCCGGGTGGTATTGTTCAAGCCGTGAGCGAATCTATTACTGATGGTGCTGGGGGCAACTGGGGAGGTGCTGCATTTAAATTGATACGTGGATATGAAAAAAACAAAAATGTTGATTTGGTCAATTTGGCACAAGGTGAATTGACACAAGCATTTACAAATATTCTACGCAGTGGCGGTAGTACAGGACAATTAAATTTTGGAGCAGCAGCTAATGCTACATATATTCCCTATAGAGGGGTTCAGGCCGGTGCCGGCACAGGTTTTCAATCCGCATTAGCAACACAAACCACGGCGGCACCAGGTAGTGTATCAAGCAACGGTCTGAATGTTACCGGGGTTACTGCTCCAATAACTGGCGGCATCGCCACTGCGTTAGCAGGAAATCCATTGGCTGGTATTGGTTCCGGTATTTCTGGACTAGTTACAGATGCTCAAGGTTTAATGCGGGGAGCCAATTTAAATAAAGTAGTTGACATTGCTAAAGATGCCGGAAATCAATTGGTGGCCAAGGCAAGTGATCTAATCCCTACAAACAGCTTTACTGCCGGAATTCAAGCAGCAAACGAAAGAATAAAATCTTTAGCAACAGCAGAAAACACCAAAACACTACAAGAAAGTTTAGGTAAAGCAACTTCATTCTTTACTGGGCCCAATGCACAAGGCGCAGTAGCAGCATTTCAGACCGGAACAAACAATCTTGTTCAATCAGTAAACTCTTTGGCCACAACACCGTTTAAAAATTTACAGTTCAATGCTAGTACACAAGTTGCCAATAATTTAACATCTGGATATTTTTCAGCTCCGTCGGCAGCTGGATATATTGGTAACACTTCTACAAATCCAGCCCAATCAACATGATACAATCTAACAGTAAAATTTTTACAACTACAGTATTTGGCTTAGGCACAAACGATATATCTGCTAACCTGGTGAATAAAAATTTAACAACACAAGAGGAATATCTAGCTTCAAGTGGCATTAGTAATTTAGGAACAGTTCTTCCTAAAATTCCTAGCAATCAACGTGTAGCAAAGGACACATGATGATACAAACAAAATATTCGCAAACTCCTTACCCAAGCAATTTATCCAGAGTAAACACTAATGCGATTGATCCACCCAATCCAGATAAATTTTTTAATAATTTTTTTAACTTTCCAGTGGAAGTTAGCAGTAATGTTGATTCCGCAGTTGTTGCATATTTTGAACAAATAGCAGACAATAAAGAATCAGCTAGGGCGTTGGCCAGTGCAGTGATTTACACAGCGGTAAAACAGGGAATAAATCCAATGTCGGCGCTTGATGAATTTAAAAAAATTCCAATTGGAGAATTAAATGCTTACACAGCACTTTTTTTAAATTTTGAAAGAGTGGGCACTAGTTTTCTTGGGCTAAAAAATAGACCGTTGCAAAACAAATACATAACAAGGGCTATACTTCCATAATGGGCAAGTTTGCCAATGGGTTTTATCAAATTCTCAACCCTGACAAATATGTAGGTAAAAAAACGCCACATTATCGTAGCAGTTGGGAACACAGCTTTATGCGATTTTGTGATAACAATCCGGCAGTGTTGCAATGGGCCAGCGAAGCAGTCCACATACCTTACACAAATCCTTTTACCAATCGCAACACAATATATGTTCCAGATTTTCTAATTATATATCAGAACAAAGGTGGTAACCGTATTGGCGAGCTAATAGAGATAAAACCAGGCAAGCAAACAACACTAGAAGCCGCCGGCAATAGTGCTAGAGATCAAGCAGCAGCAGTGCTTAATATGTTTAAATGGCAAGCTGCAAATGCTTGGGCTCAACAAAATGGATTACGCTTTAGAGTAGTCACAGAATCAGATATGTTTCATCAAGGACGAGCTCGGTAAATACGAGCATGACTAAAAAATTATCTGAATTATTTGATCTTCCGGATATTCCCTCCACAGATTCTGCAGAATCTTCAGAGGCACTTCAAAGCATAAGAGAAAACAAAGAAATAATTGCGCGAGTAGATGATGCCATTGACAAGATTGACATAGCACTACCTACGGTACGAGACCTCGAAGCTAGCGACGCTGAAATGGATGAACTAGCCGATTTGGCTAAAGCAAAATTTGAAGATCTAATGGATCTTGGAATGAACATGGATCCTAGATTTGGTGGAGTTGTGTTTCAGACAGCGGGAACATTGCTTGGGCATGCTATCACAGCTAAAACTGCCAAAATGGACAAAAAGCTCCGTATGGTGCAATTACAGCTCCAGAAGGCCAGATTGGATCATCAAGTGAACAAAGACAATCCTGAAGATCGCCCAATTGATGGTCAAGGCATGGTTCTAGATCGTAATGCATTATTGGAACAGATTCTCCAAAAGAACAAAAACAAATAAATACTCTATAAACAGGATGATAACCTATGAAAAGTCTTACCGAATATATTGCAAGCAGAAATCAACCCTACGATTTCCGCATCAAGCTGGCCAAAATTGAACCCAAAGGTGAAATCATGGAGCGCATCAAAAATGCACTTGATGCATACGAATTAGTAAGCGTAACACCTGCCAAAAGTTTACCAATTCAGGAGCATAGAGAGTTTCCTAAATGGGGTGCTTGTGAGTGTTGGCAGTTTGAAGCGAGCGTGGCATATCCTACTATCACGACACAGATTAGACAACTAATCATTGAGCGTGCTGGCATCAACCCCGAGTGGGTATGTGTGTATGGCAAACAACAGGCCGAAGACAATGACGCATTTGAAGCTTACGGCAAAGACCATGAAGGCGCATTGCTGCTAGATGACAAGTTACAGGATGTGGCCGGTGCACAAGATCTTGTAGCAGACAAGCGCAAGGATAGCATGCTGAAAGAACTAGATAGTCAAAGACCAAAAAGAGATGCCTATGCTACACCACTTAGTGATGTTAAACAGATACCTGAAAAAACTAAACCAGCAGCAACAACCAATCAATTACCTCAAGGTACAAAAAGCCCAGTTGGCAGTCAGCAAAACAAATTACCACCCGTTAAAGGAAAGAACAAATGAGCAACAACATATACGATATCTTAAAGAAAATTGAGAACCTTGAGACCCCGCGTCAAAATTTGACAGAAGGCAAAAAGGCAAAACCTGATTATATTGATATTGACAAAGATGGCGACAAAAAAGAACCAATGAAGAAAGCTGTCAAGGACAAAGCTAAAGGTGGGATTGCAGAAGCAGTTGCTCGAGTTGAAAGCCAACTAAACGAAAAGTACATGGGCTTCAAAAAAACTGTAGCCGCTATCAAGAAAGGTGGATCAGCAGAGAATCCTGAAGCGGTTGCAGCAGCAATTGGTCGTAAAAAATACGGTAAGGAAAAGTTCCAGAAAGCCGCAGCCGCAGGCAAGAAACTAGGCGAAGATATAGCTGGTGACGATGATCCTATTCTGCGGCCAATAAAGAAGGCTGGTGAAAAAATTGATTATGCAATGAGAAACTATGTTGGTCCAGCATTAGAACCAGGTAGAAAAGCATTTGTACGCGGAATAGAAGGTGTAATGCAAAAGTTCCCAGCTGGACGAGCAGAGTTAGAGAGAAAAAAAGCAGACCCAAATTATAAAGATGATGATGAGGGTTGGGCAGCATATAAAGATAAAGATATGAAAGAAAGTGGCTTACAAGCATACTTAGGCAAAAAGAAATACGGCGAAACTGGCATGAAAGCATTACAAAAAGCCGGCCGTGAAGGTGCTAGCAAAGAAAAGATGGCTATGATTCGTGCCAAGCACGACAAGATGGATGAAAGTGATTATAATGAAGACATGTTGTCGCCTAAGCAAAAAAGTTTTGCTGCACTAGCAGAACCTAAAGATAAAATCACCTATGCAGACAAAATTGCCGGTGCCAAGAAAAAACAAAAAGATGAAGGCAATGCTTTTAGCGGCGCATTGGATGCTGCAAGAGACGCCGGAGCACCTGAATTCAAAGTTGATGGAAAAACTTACAAAGTGAAAGAAGACAATGATGATTTCCTTGGTGGCGATGATCCTGTTGATCACCGTGGTAACCTACGACTCAGTCCATCTGGAGCTGCCAAGGTTCAAAATCATCCAAATTATGACCCTAATCAGTCAGCAAACGCACAATACAGCAAGCACTTTGATGACAGAGGTTATCAGCGTATGACCCACGACCAAGCAGTACAAGTTGGTAAGCATCCCAAATACAATCCAAATCTTCCGGCCAATGCGCAGTGGGATCTTCTTAACAAACCAGGCAGTACGCCAGTAAAAGAAGCTCGCAGCAGCATGCGTGAAGGCTGGGAAGAGATGCAAAAGTATCTTGAGAAAAAACGTGGTCCTGAATCTAAAGGTGGTGCTGGTAAAAAAGCCGGAACCCGTTACGGCGGTTCGGCACAGAAGGACGACGACGAAGAAATGGACGGCGAAGGCAAGCCAGTAGAAAAGAAAAAAGGTCGTCCCAAGGGCACCGGAGGCGGAGCAAAATTCAGCTTTAAGAAACCCAAAGACTAACATGGCGCGACGCGGTTCTAAGCAGATTCAAGACACTCTATTTGAACAATACAAAGTTTGGCGTAGAGGCGGAGAACAATCACAACCGCCACTTGAAGGTCCACCATCAGGCGGACTAGGAGGCGGCACCGATGCCTTTGGTTTAGGTGGCAGAGGTGGTGCACCAATGCAAATTGATATCGGTCCAGGAGGCGCAGGCCGAGGCGGTGCCGGAAGTTCAAAACCAAGAGTAACAATAGATCAGGCAAGAGCAGCAAGAGATGCACGAGCACGAGCAGAACAATTTTTATCCGGTCAAGGATTTCAACCTCGAGCAGAACCTCGAGACACTGGTAAGTCCAGTGCAGTTCCGCCGCAGCAGACCGCACGAGAAAGACTTGTGCGACAAGCAGAACTGGCACGACGTGGCCTAGACATAGCAGAGCCAGCCACTATTGGTGATCTTGCCCGTGCCGTGCCAGGTTTGACAAAAACAAACATGGCAGGAGCTGCATTGGGAGGAGGTTTAATTGGTGCAGGGCTTGGACTAAAAGGCCTAGACATATTGTCAAGTCCATCACCGTCATCAACTGAACCAGAGCGTGCTGAATGGTTAAAACAATCTGATGCAAGACTGGAAAAAAGTGACCAAGAGCAACGGGAAATGCGACAGAGAATTGAACGCGATCAAAAAATTGCCGATCGGCTGACTGCAAAAAGAAAACAAAAAGCAATGAAAGAAAATAAAACGGTACGCACCCTAGAACAAATTGAAGAAAGCCTTCGCAAAAAATTAGACGAACAAATGGGTGGCCACGGCGAGAAACAATATCTTCCACTATGGACCGATGGCGGCGGCGGTGGCAGTTTTTCATTTAAAGATATGTTTGGGGTTGATCTTCCGCCCGACGATGTAATAGCTCAAGGGCTTGCTGGTGGTGGTGGTGTTGCCTCTGCAATTAGCGGCAGCGGAAGACCCAAAGTTTGGCGCGGACCTGATGGGCAAACCGTTGTTCCTAAAGCTGTACAAAAACCCAAAGTAGAACCACCGCAACAAATACCACCTGGTGGTTATATGGACCGACAAGGTGTGATAAGAAATAAAGACGGTGAGCCGGTAGTTCGAGCCGCCCCCAAGGAACCATCTACAGCCAGAGAACCTTCTACAATTAAGGAACCATCTGCAGCCAGTCGCCAATCAGCTGATTCGGCTGCGGCGAGAAAACGTGCAGAAGAACTGCTAACAGGACAAGGGTTTAAGGATGGACCCAAGGTGTGGAGATATGGCCCAGATGGCAAGAGCAGCAGTCGAGCTCCGGGTGGCGGAGGAAAAGGTAGACCGCCTGGAGGTAAAGACAGACAGTCACCAATGTCTTCAGAGCCTGGTAAGAGATATGAGATTCCTGGAGAAACTGCCAAAGAAAAAAGAATGGCTGCATACAAAAGTGGTGGCATACATGCCGCAGCGGCGCTGGCAGCTTTGTTAGCTTTAAAAGACAAAGATAAAACTCCTGGCGGCGCAGCACCAGACGCAGACGACAAAGCAATCACTTGGATTGACACCACTGATATTGTACCAGACACAACCGCGCCAAGTGCAACTGATTCAGCACCCCCTAAAGAAAAAAAATCATCTGAACTACCAATTGACGAGCCTGAAATCAGACTGGAGCCTGCACCAGAACCAGCAAAGCCAGACGCAACAAAACCCGAAGAACCCGAACCAGTAAAACCTGAAGTCAAGCCCGAAGTCAAGCCCGAAGTCAAACCAGAGCCAAAGCCCGAGCCACCAAAGCCTGAGCCAAAACCCGAACCCAAACCAGAGCCAAAGCCTGAGCCACCAAAGCCTGAGCCCGGTAAAGCAGCAAAAGACAAAGAAGTTCCAGGCACCACTAAAGATGGTGATGGCAAAAAACCATCAGCCGGTGGCGGCGGACCAGAAGCTGCACCAAAACCAGGACCAGAAAAAGGACCGGGCACAGACAAAGATTTTAAACCTCGGCCAAGCCAAGGAAAAATAATGCAACCCGACTTCTTGCCGGAACAAGATTTGTATGATACACAACTGCGTCTATTAGAAAAATACAACAAATTTCTACTAGAAGACACAAAAAAGAAATTAAATCCAAGACAGACAATGGAGAAATACCTTGGTAGATCCATGTCAGACAGCGAATATGGTGCACTGTTGCGAGCGGTTGGTGCAGAATCAGGCAAAGAACCATTGGAACGAGCACATGTCGCTTCTGTGATTCTAAACAGAGCTAAAGCAGCAAAGGGAGATATTCTTGGAGTGTTAAATACTCCATTTCAGTTTCAAGCTATTACTGGTCCCGGTGGCAATCAGGGCTCGGCGCTGAGACCCTATGATGGTCCAAAAAGCAATCCCAATGCCAAAATAATTTTACCTGGAATAGATCAAGAAATAGCAGGCATGTTGAAACTGGTGCCACCTGGTTTGATGCACTTTGCTGCTGCCAATCCTGCTGCCTATCGAGATGTAGGCGGCGAAAAAAAATACCGCGAAGTAATGAAACAGTATTCCAAAGATCCAAATAGACAACGAGTGTTTGCAAGTGTGTTTGGTAATCTTGGATCAGTTGATTATAGACCGGGTGCAAACACAGTAGCTCAACAAGAGCGAAAACTAGGCGATAAATTTCAAGATCCATTTTTGTCCTTCATACCAAGATACGATCCGGGTTATTACACAGTAGGCGATAGCCATGGACAAGGTGTAGCTGTATACGGCAATGGTAAAGATGGCTCAGACTGGGTCAACAAGTCTAAAGTTGGTGCCAGTGTTGTAGATCCTGTACAATTTAAACAGCATATGGCCAACATTGAAACTATTCCGCCAGGTAGCGTGGTCACAATCAGTGGTGGCGCCAATGATATTGCTAGATCAAATCATCAGGCTATAGTAAATAATTTAAACAAGTTAATAGCCGCAGGCCGTGCTAGAGGTTTACAAGTGGTATATTTGCTGCCTACAGAAAGCCCTGATCCTGACAAAAAGGCACAACGAGAAGCACTGAGACAAACAATTCTTAAAGGAATTGACAAAGATGTGCCTATTCTGGATCTTGGCATGGCATCCACAAAAGACAAGCAGAAAGTACATTTAGACCCGCAAGGATATAACAAAATAGCAAATTATGTCAAAGACATATTGAAGCCTGGTAGCCCAGCTGTAGCGGCAGAGCCCAAAGACGACAAGTCTGCGGAGCCTACAACACCTGGAGAGGAAACCTTCTTAGACAAGTTGCAAAGAACTTTACCCCCTAGCTTAGGTGGTAAAGGTGAACTGGTTTCACAAGTATTCGGCGACAAGAAAAAAGCAGTTGCACCAGACTCAAAAACTAAAAAAGATAGTAAAATTGATTTGCAAAAAGCTACCGATATAACAAGTCCACAGGCAGCGGCAGATCCTAGGACACCAAGTGTAGCCGCTGCTGTTCCACTTTTACCTCCTGCTGCTGCACTGTCAGATGTGTTGCAAAAAAAGTTTCAGGATTTTGTTGAACCAGACGAACCTCCACTAACCAAAGCCACTTTAGAAAAAGAAAAAAGAGAAAGAGATCTAGCAAGACAAAAAAATCTACCAATGCAGGTACCGGCGGGTGACCCAGATACCAATCCAAAAGCTTGGGAAGAATACACTGACTACATGGAGCAGCGCCAAATTGAGGCCGGTGAGAAGTATAGTCGCGAGCGAGAAGCAAGTGAAAAAGCTAGTCTTGAACGAGAAAAACAAAGACTTGAACGAGAAAAACAGCAACAAAAAAGTCAATCTCTGGCACCAGCATCATTGAAAGCAGTGAGCACGGAACCGCCTGCAGTGGATAAAACTTCTAAAGTTGCAGCAGATAAAGATGTAACAAAACTTTTGTCAAAAGATCAAGCTGGACTTAGAGCAGCATATAAAGGCAGTGCTGGTGCACAGGCAATTATGCAACAAAATCCTGACATCATTAAAGATGTCAATCGTATACAGGTAGGCAGTACACTTAAAATAAACGGTAAAGACTATACAGTTAAACCTGGCGATACATTAGATAAAATCGCACGAAAAACAACGAGTTCAAAAGACAAAAGCGCAGACACAGGAACTTTGTCCCCGGCTATTACGAAAAATTTTGACCAGTTGCAATCAGCCGGTGATAAATTTGGGTCAACCAGACTAGAACCAGAACCACCTTCGGATAGCGAAATAAAAAAAGCCATGCAAGATTTTAAGCAACAACAAGCAGCCTTAGATGCCGGAGAGGAAATTGTTGACATTGATAAGCTGGATAATAGGATAGAGCCAATGAATCCAAGAATCAATGCACCAGGACAAAACGTTGATTGGAAAACTATTGCTCCAGAGCTTTTTTCGCAGAAGGACACGGATGAACAATCACGATCCGGCGATAGGATCAATGAAACCATAAATACTGAATCAAACAAAGATTTGTTAGATATATTACGACTAGCGGGAAGACAATAATGGAAATCAGAAAAATATTAGACTTAATAGAAGCTGCGCCACCACAGGCCGGAGCAGTAGGAACATTTGGTAAAAATCCAAATGTACCAGCAACCAGCACAGCGAAACCTGCAAATGCACCACCAGCTGGTGGAACTCCATTTACTAATCCCGCTCCTGATGTTGCTGCATCATCGGCCCCGGCTGCCGCTCAACCAGCAGCCGCTCAACCAGCAGCCGCTCAACCAGCGCCACAAACAAAAACTTATGGTGGTGGATATGATCCTACCAAAGTTCAATACGCATACGGCGGTAAACCAACACCAACTGCTAGTGCAACGCAGTCTGCTGCATTAGACACAGCCAAAGCAGGTGCAATTGGTGGCACAACAAAAACTGCCCCAACTGCTAGTGTTACACAATCAGCTGCCCAAGACGTCAGTAAAGCAAATGCAATTGCTGGTTCAATGCAACCAGCTGTCGCTCAACCAGCGCCACAACCAGCAGCACCACCAGCACAAACTTCAGATCAAATTGCAACAGCAGCCTTAAATGCTCCTGCTCAAAATACCAGTGGCACATCACTAGGAAGACAGGCTGCCTTTGGTCAAATGGCAGAGGATGAACTAGAAGAAGATTTAGAAGAAGAATTAGCAGAAGCATTCAATGACATGTTGCGACTAAGTGGCCTGACATTAAACGAAAAAGCAGTTAGTAAGCAACAACAAAAATTCATGGGCATGGTACATGCCATGCAAAAAGGCGAAAAGATCAAAGGCGCCAGCCCTGAATTAAAGAAAGTGGCTCGAACAATGAGTAAGAAAGACGCTAAAGATTTTGCCAAAACAAAACATAAAGGCTTACCACAAAAGGTAACAGAAGATGTTATGTTAGACGAAGGTGGTAATGCATTGAAGCATATTGCCAATAGATTCAAACATGAAACTAAAAACTTCATGAACACGGGTCACATGGCAGATGCATTGTATGATGCTTTATATGACTATTATTTAGATACAGGTGAAATGCCATACGGTGTGGCAAAAGGTCGCGAAGGTGATCCGTATCAATGGGTTGAAGAGCGTTTCTATCAAGACATGGGCAGCGGCATGAGCGAAAGCGCACCCGTGCATGAAGTTGCAGGTGATGACACATTACAGAGATTGGCCGAATTAGCCGGCCTAAGCGAAGACGGTCCTGGTGCAGCGGCCTTATACGGCAAAGATAAATCAACTGCTAATAAAATGCAAAGTGGCGCAGACGCAGCTAAAGATTTTCTCACCAAAGGCGCCAAAGCATACACAGATCTATATATGACCGGCATAGGTATGCCTCCACCTGAATACACACCGGCGGATCCACGCAAACCATTTGGTCCAAGAAAGAGTGAAGTAAAAGAACAAGACCTAACAGAATGTGGCGACATGGGCATGGATACAGAAGATAGACTGAATGTTAGTACCAACATGAGCAGCGATGGCACTCGTAGCGTAAACATTAGTGCTCAAGGCGATCAAGCTGATGCGCTATTACAAATGCTCAAAATGGCTGGCATGAGACCGCATGATGATCATGACCATTCGGGCATGTCAAAACCAGAAGTTATCATGGTTGGCAGCGACGATATAATGGAACAAGATCTAGAGGAAGCAAAAAAACGTAAACCACATTATGTTAACACTCCCGACGAAGAATATCAAACTGTGGCAAGTATCACACGCCAAGGCAATGATCTCAATAGAGAGAAAAAACAGTTTGCCAAGAAAGCAAGACTAGGTGACAACCCAATGGCCGAAGGTATAATTGATCCTGATCTTGATGCCATGTTGGAAAGCATATTGCTCAGAGATGATCTAGACAGTGATTATGCCAAGTTTACAGTAGTAGGAACCAATCCGGCCGGGGCTGAAGCAAAAACAATACGCTCTAAAAAAGAACCAACCCCTGACATGAGCACCGCAAACTTGATGAGCACCGCAAACTTGAACCGTGACACTGGTCAAGAACCAATGGCATCTTCCACCGGGCGAGTGAGTGTCACTTATCCTCCACCAAAAAAACAAGATCCATCGGTGCAAGAATTACCTTTGCCACCCGAACCGGAATCTCGTGTTAGCGGTCCACGCACAGCCACTATCAGATTTAATGACAAAGGTAGGGACGAAGAAGTAGACGAAATGGCTGATCTTGAAGAACAGGGCAGTGGGCAACAGAATCCGTACCCAGTGGGTCAAGATGCACTAACGCCACAGCAAAAACTGAATCCTACCAACAACCCCAACAAGAGTATTGTACAAGGTATCAAGGATTTTATTTTTAATCCACTGAAACCCGGAATGTAAAAAAGAAAGATGGCAACCAATGAAAACATTTAAACACTATTTGCAAGAATCCGAATACCTAGCAGAAAATCCTGCAATTGGTGATAGTTTTGACATTGAAATTGCCAGGGAAGAAATTGTATTGGAAAGTTATGTAGTTGACATTGTAGAAGATGGTGTTGTAATCCAAGCAGACGACACAATGATGAGAATTTTAACGCATGTGGGATACTTGATAGAAGATTCACGCATGCACGCCACTGCCCAAGATTCTACCAGTCCAATTGATGGCGACGAAAACATCAAAGAAGATGTATATCAAGATGTTAAGTTTGAAACATCGCCAGACAACGACCTAGAAGAAGCCAAGTATCGTGGACGTACTGTACCATTGGGCAAGAAAATGGCCGGCGATGTTAAGAAAAGCAAAGTGTATGTAAGAAAGCCAAATGGTAATATTGTAAAAGTAGAATTTGGTGATCCCAATATGCGTATCAAAAAGTCAAATCCTGCAAGACGTAGAAGTTTTAGAGCAAGACACAACTGCGACAATCCTGGTCCGCGATGGAAAGCCAGATACTGGTCATGCAGATCGTGGTAACCAAGGACAAAAATGGATCCAAGATTTTTTAGACAATACTTAGATATATTACACGAACAGGCACCACAAGGATCGATGTCTAATATGCCAGGTGCGCAAGCATATTCTGCTGCTGCTGACCCGATGGCTGCGACTAACGCACAATATCAGCAAAATATGCAGAACATTCAAGGCGAAAAAGATCAACGCTTGCAAGCACATATGGCAGCAAGAGATGCTGCTACACAAAAATATGGTAGTGTCACTAAAGCACTGAGTTCCGGCGAAGTTGATGCAGTAGGACCAAGCGGCGATCCATTACAAAGATCAAGTGTTTTGACAACTGACTTAAAACAAAAAGAAAGACAAGCAGGTCAAGAATACACAGCAGCCAGTCGTGAAAAAACAGGCGGCGGACATTGGCAGTATGATAAAAAAACTGTTGATAGCGAGATGGGTCCAATAACACAAACAACCGCAACACGCATTGCAACTCCAACCAAAGGTGAAGTTGTTAGACAAGGATTACAAGGTGGTGGTTCATTGTATGATAGAAGGTCAACCTTGTTAGATCCTAACGCACCACCTGCTCCCTCAGGTGCAACAGGCATAAATCCTACTGGAGCGATACAGCCGAAAGTGCCGGTTATTCAATCAGCCACGACTGCTCAACCGGTACAAGAAGATGAACTAGTACGGTTAAAGGAACTACTTAAAAGATGAGTGATCCAAGATTTTTTAGACGATATTTAGATATGCTGGATGAACAACCTACCACTCTGAACATTGATGACAACACAAGCGCAACAGTCGACCCCGCTGCAAAAACAATTGGAATGCAAACTAAAGTAGGAGGCAATTTAAATCTTCAAGCAACGCAAGATTTAAAAGCACATGCTGGTACAATGTCAGCCGATCTTCAAGTTGATCCTAACTTAAAGATTGGAGGCACACACACTCAAGCAGGCTATCGAGGACAAATGACTCCTACCAGTCAAGTCTCGGCCAACTACAACAATCCCGAGGTTGGTAAAATTGATCTACAATTAGATAAGGGTGCCATGTTCCAAGGTGCAGGAAAAAATGTTCAGCAGGGTAATCCTGCTATCACAACTGCCAAATTCACAAATCCACAAGGCCAAACAGCCACTTACAGTACCAACAGAAACTTATAGGAAAAATCAATGAAAAAATTATTAGCTGTTCTATTATTAGTACCTGGGTTAGCGTTTGCACAAAAAACACCACAAGGTGTTACATATGATGCTACTGTGGTTAGAGTCAATGACGGCGATACCGTAGTTATTGCTGCACCATTCTTACCCCAACCACTCAAGCCTGAATTGGCAGTGCGTGTGTATGGTGTTGATACTCCTGAAAAAGGACACCGTGCCCAATGTGCAAGCGAAGACCAACGCGGCCAAGCTGCTACGGCGTTCACAAAAAATGCTGTAGCAAAATCAGTCAAACGCCAAGTCACCCTTTACGGTTGGGACAAGTTTGGTGGGCGTGTGCTGGGCGACATGATACTTGACGGGCAGAGCCTTAGAGCCATGTTGATCCAAAATGGATTCGCTAGAGAATACTACGGTGATGCCAAACAATCATGGTGTCAGTAATGGGTAACGAAAATCAAACGCCAGACACAGATCTTCCAGTGATTCCATATGGACAGCATTGAAGAATTAAAACTATTAGCAGGGATAGGTAATCGCGCAGTCATGCAAGAATACAAAGGCTTTGCAGGCAGCAACATCAGTGTTACCGGCAATGAAAAAGGCGAACTTATGCGAAAGCATGATATTCGCCCGGGCACCGAAGAGTGGTTTAAGTTGTGGTTCAGCAAACCTTACTTGACAGGTGAACACCCTATATGAGAATTAGAGAAATAATACTAGAAGCAGCGCCATTTAAATCTGACTTACAAGCAGAGCTACAACGAGATTGGATACCGTCAAAGACTGATATTCAACCACCAGAGTTGAAAGCTAAAAGTATTTCTTTACCGCGTGATGATCAGGGTCGTCCTATTGAACCTGGATTAGAACAACCGCTAGTAAGTCCTGAAGATATAATTGGATTAGGTGCTCCTAGCATGGCAAAAGGCATGGCCAAATTGGCACAAGGTGGCACCAAACTAGCACAAAAAGTACAACCTCATTTGTTAGGACTAGATCCTACTCGACCTGTGGTACGAAATAAATTATACAATCCTCAAATTGGCGGACCTGAATTTTCTGCAGGATCAACTCAGCAGGCATTCAATGTTAGAGGTGTTCGTAGACCTGAGGAAATTGAAGATTTATTAAACACAGGTTTTATGACTCCTCGCCCAGATGGTAAAGCTAAAAAATATTTTACACATACCGACAATCCAAAAGATATACCAGGATATTATACCACTGTTCGGGTTCCGTCCAACAAGACTCCAAGTGGTCGTGCAGTGCGTTCTAAAGATGTTGAGGTATTTGATAGACAAGCAGGGACCTGGCGTACTATCTCACCAGACGATGCACCATCAGCTAGACAGGCGGCACAGTGGGAACGAACCAGAAAAAATATTCCTGGTATGAGCCCAGTGTTTAAACAAGAACCAACCAATGCCCGCGAAGCTGCTATGCAGCACTGGATGCAAGTTCACGGTAGACCGCCGGTTTCTACTTATGGAGCAAATACTACTGGTACCTTGAACAAAGAGATGGAAAGATTTGCCAATTTAATAAAAGGCTATGAATTTTACTATCCACCTGGCCCTGTTGGTAAAAAAGCCGTCAAGAAATAACTAAGCAGCATCTCTATCTCTACCCAAATACTGATTCCATTTGGGATCT